AGCAAAATTGGATCAAGTGAAAGACTTAATTGTTGAAGCTGAAAAACAATATTTGGCTGATTATCCTTGGGATCAGTGCATTGCTGATCAGAAAAAATCTGGATATAGTGAAGAAGTTGCAGATAAGATATGTGGTGCAATTAAGAACAGAACAATTGCATCCAATATTGTCCCAAAAGCACAAGCAATCTTGAAGGGTGAAAGGAAAAAAAGCAAATAGTATCTTTTAACCTATGGAAATTCTATTCAAAAACACACAACATGGAAAACATTTACAAACAAATGAAAGACTTGCTTGGTTTCAAAGAAGAAAATTTGGAATCACAAGAAGAAACAAAGATGATGGCTGAAGCATATCTTGTTGATGGAACTACCATCAAAACAGATTCTGATAGATTTGAAGAAGGATCACTTGTTTTTGTAGTTGGTGAAGATGATGAAAGAATGGCACTTCCAACTGGAACATATGAACTGCAAGATGGTGCAGTGATTGAAGTAGTTGATGGAGAAATCACAACACTGAAGTCACCAGAAGCATCTGAAGATGCAGTTGAAGAAGACCTTTCAACTGATAAGGTTGAAGAAGCTGAAGTTGAAAACAAAGAAGTTGACTTGTCAAACTATATGACAAAGGCTGATGGCTTTGAACTTGGCAAGATGATTACTGAAGCAATTGAATTACAACTTGCTGAAAAGATTGCAGAAATCACAAAAGCACATGACACTGAACTTGAAAAGGTGAAGCAATTGTCTGCACAAAAAACATTTAAACACACACCGAAGTCACCACAAGTGGCTGAAGTGAGAAAAGCACTTTCACAAGATGAAAGAATATTTGCAATTTTTAACAAAGCTAAAAACAAATAAGATGGCTGAAAATAAACAATACAATTTGGCAAATCCAACACCAACATCAACATATGCTGGTGAATTAGCCCTTCCATACATTCACGCATCAGTTATTTCTGCACCAACATTACATGGTGGAAATGTGACATTGTTGGATGGAATACGATACAAAGCAGTTGTTCCAGTGATGGCATTTGGTTCATCATCGGCATCATTGATCAAGTCTGGTGCTTGTGACTTTGACGTAACTGCAACAACAACATTGACTGAAGCAGTTTTGGAAATCACTGATCAAATGGTGAATCTTGAATTGTGCAAATCACAATTCCGTACATGGTGGCAAGGTGATGCATATAGTATTGCATCTGGTGTTCCAGATGATTATGCTGATGCAATTCTTTTATATGTTGCTAAGTATGTTCAAGCAGACATTGAAAACAACATCTGGATGGGTGGTGCAACAACTTCTGGTTTCACTGCATTTGATGGATTCAAGGAATTAAGTGGTGACACTGCTGGTGCAACTGAATTAGCAAATTCAATTATAGCACAAGCAACTGTGATTGCTGGTCTTGATGAAATAGTAACTGCAATGCCAAGTGGAATTGTTGGTGATTATGAGAATACAAATATTTATGTGAATCCAGCAACTATTTCTGCATACAATCTTGCAGTTGGACAAACTGGTGATGGTTACAATCAAGGTGTTGCATCTGGTGTGAACACTAAATTTGTAGGATATAAATTGGTTTCTTGTTCTGGAATTGTTTCTGGTGAAGCAATGGTTGGTAACAAGAACAATTTATTTGTTGGAATCGGAACTGCTGATTCAGATTCAATGGCACAAGCTATTGACATGACACCATTGGATGGTTCAGACAATTACAGAATCACAATGCGTTTCGGGGTTGGTTGTGCAATTGGTGTTGTTGCTGATGTAGTTTGGTTCAAAAATGATGCATAAGAATTGAATATGAAGGTGGTCTTGATTGGTCACCTTCCATTCTTTTTTTAATAACAATAAACAAAAACACAATGGCTGGATGCGTAATAACAAGCGGAAGAGGATATTTCTGTGGTGGACAAGTAGGGGGTATCAAGAAGATATTTCTTGCAAATTATTATGATGCCAATGCAATAACTGGTGTGACTGCATCAGATTCAACTGGTGTTGTTTCTGCAATCACAAACACAAGTGCATTGGACTTCTTTGAATTTGATCTTGATAGACAAGCATCATCATTCAATCAAACAATAATGACTGGCAAAGGTGGTGCAGTTGCATATCAATCTGAAATTGAAATGCAGTTGTCACATGATTCTGAAGAATCTTGGGCGAGAATGCAGAACATAGTTGAAGGATTGTGGCAAGTGATAGTTCTTGACAATAATGGTGTTTACTATTTGGTAGGTGTTGAAAATGGTGTTGAAATCACTGGTGGAACATATGCACATGGTGGTGACGTTGCTTATGGTGATTATGTTGGATATGTAATCAACATGACTGGTGCAGAACCAGTTCCAGCTTACAACTTATCTTCAACTACACCATTCACAACATTCAGTTCTGATTTAACATTAAGTGCTACACAATACGATACGGCACAAGTATAAATTTTTTTTGGTTGTTTTGGTTAAACAGAAAGAAGGATGGTGGTTGGTTTCATCATCCTTTTTTTATTATCTTGTAATTATGAAACTAAAAAAGAAATACATAGATCAAACACTATTCACTGGTGGAAAAAAGATCACACTTTCTGAAGTCATGGATGAAAGAATTTTCAACAATCTATTGTTGGAATTTCCAACATTCTTTGAAGCTGAAAAGAAGAAGAAGAAAAAAGAAGACTAATATGCTACATTTAAGAAGTTCAAATGGATTCCAGAACATCTTTTCAATTGATGTTTATTCAGCAAGGGTGTCAAACACATTGACATCAACACTTGTGACTTCACCAAATGTACAATACACACCAAATTCAAATATGTTGATTGGTGGTGGTGGTGTTTATTATATTAATCTGGTAGAACAAGCAACACAAAAAGAATATTTCGGACAACTTGGGACAACAACAAATGGAGTGTTTCCAAGATCCAAAGAATTCTTCATTTATCTTGATGATCATGTTGCTGACTATCATCTAAATTTGGATGCTACTGGTGTATATGACTACCAAGTTTATTTTGGAACATTGGAAGCAACATCACCAGATTCATCACAAATCTTTCTGGAAGTAAGCAGTGGACTTGCAATGGTTCATAATGACAATTTTAAAAATGATTATTTCCAGAATTCAGAATCTGGTGTTGATCCGTTAACTATACCAACAACAATTTCATACAATGGATAAAAAAGAACAATTTCATTTCAGTGCAATGGGTTCATCCTATTCACTGACTGATTCATCAGAATTTGCAAAAAGAGGATCTGACTTCATCTGGTATGGTGCAGACAATTTGTTTCCACAACACACAATTGACTTATATCAAAATAGTGCAACACACAATGCACTGGTGAATTCAATTTCTTCATGGATCTATGGGGGTGGAATTGATGCAAACAACAAAGAAAGACATCCAGAAGACTGGGTGACATTCAATCAGCTTATTAATAAGAAGATCGGGAAAAATGACATCCAATTGATGTGCATGGATTTGAAGTTGAATGGTGGTTTTTACATTTCATTCACTTATTCACTTGATAGAACAAAGGTTGTTGAAATGGAAGTTTTGCCATTTGAAACAATGAGATCTGGACAAGCTGATGATGATGGTGAAGTTGAATGGTATTATCATTCAAATGATTGGTCTGCTGGGAGTAGGGCAAAATACACACAACTGAAAGCATATGATCCAAAAGCAAAATCAGTTTATCCAACTCAAGTTCTTTGTGTGAAGATGAATTCTGTTGGTTCATACTATTATCCAAAACCAGACTACATTGGAGCATGGAACTACATAGAGCTGGACAAGAATGTTTCACAATTCCATTTGTCACAGATTGAAAAAGGTCTTGCACCTTCATTCATCATCAACTTTGCAAATGGTATTCCACCACGTGAAAAGCGTGAAGAAATAAAAAGGACAATTGAATCTGAATTGGCTGGTTCAACTAATGCTGGTAAGTTCTTATGCACCTTTTCAGATGGTCGAGATACAACACCAGAAATCACACCAGTTCCATTGTCTGATGCTGATAAACAATACCAGTTTCTAAGTGAAGAAATCACAAAGAAAGTGATGATTTCACACAGAGTTGTGTCACCAAGATTGTTTGGTGTGATTGATTCTGGTGGACTTGGAAACAATGCTGAAGAATTACAAATTGCATCAGCTTTGTTTGAACAGACTGTTGTTGATCCATTCAGAGATGTGATAATTGATGCACTGAAAGTTTTACTTGGTGAATCTTCAATCAATTTGGATCTGTTTTTCAAACCATTTGACTTGTTTGAAACTGAATTTGCAGACACTGAAGCTGAAACAATCAATGAAGAAGTTGCAGTTGATGTGATTCCAACAATGACTGGTGATCATATTGAACCAACACTGGATCTGATTGCAAAAGTGAAAGAAGGAACATTGACACAAGAACAAGCAATTGTCTTCATGAATCAATTCTTGAAATTTCCAATGGACATTGCACATGGTTTCTTCAGTGAAACACCAGTTGCAACATTTCAAGAATTATCATCTAAAAAAAAAGATGAAAGACCACATCTGAATGATGATCAAGCAGAATTCTTCTTGAATAAATTACAAGAATGTGCAGATCTGAATGATGATGAAAGCTGGGAATTGATTGTTGAAGAAAAGATTGACACTTCAAAAAAGAACTTTCACAAGTTTGCAAAGCCTAACAAGATGCCATCAAAATCAATGGCTGATCCAGATGCTAAGTCAAAAGAAGGTGATGTTGGAATGTATAAAGTTCGTTATTCATACCAAAGAACAAACAATGTTCCAAATGAATCTGGAAACAAATCCAGAAAGTTTTGTGACATCATGATGAACTGGTCTGATCAAGGACTGGAATGGACTTATGAAGACATCAATGACATGAGCAAATCAAAGATCAATGGTGCATTTGCTGAAAAAGGTCAAACATCTTATGATTTGTTTTTGTACAAGGGTGGATGCTATTGCAGACATGGTTGGATCAGAAGAATATATTTCAGAAAAAGGGATGTATCTGGAAGGTTCATGCCATCTGAAGGAATGACAAATGAAGTCAGAGTTGGAAACAATCCATTTGTTAAACAGAAAGGATCAGAATCAATTGCACCTTATGATCTTCCAAAATACGGAAAATTGAATCCACCATTTAAAAAGTAAATTATGGGGCTAACTGCACAAGTTATATTTATAGATGAAACGTATGTGAAAGCATATTCACATATTGATGGAAGTGTTGATTCCAAAGACATACTTCCTTCAATTATCCAAGCACAAGATTCACAGATTCAACCTTTGTTGGGAACTGATTTATTCAATGCATTAAAAACAAAGATCACTGCTGGAACAATAACTGGTGATTATGACACATTATTGAATGATTATGTGCGAATGGCAACATTGAAGTGGACATTGGTGCATTTTTATCCGTATCTTCAAGCTAAGATCTTAAATGGAACAATTGGTTCAAGAAATGTGGATTCAATCACTGCATTGTCACAAAGTGAAGTTGCAAATCTGATTGACATTGAAAGAACAAATGCACAATTTTATTCAGAAAGACTGATTGCATATTTGCAGAACAACAATTCATTGTTCACAGAATACAATTCAAATTCTGGTGCTGATATGAATCCAGAATCACAGACTTATTCTGAAGGTGGATTGACAATTTCTGGATCTGGGGGTGGTAATATTAAAAACTGGAATTGTTGTGGCTGGTAGAAAGAAAGGTTGTTTAAGTAATGAAGAATTAAAAAAATTGAACAAGAAATTGTTGGAAATCTATTTAAAAAAGAAAGGTGGGAAATAAGTTTGGTGAATTAATCGGTTTCAATAGTGTGAATATTTTTGCAATTTCCTTTTCAGCATCACAACTGGAAGGTCTATTGACAATTTTAGTGTTGATTTCAGCACTGGTTTATAATATTAAAAAGATAAAAAGTGAATAGGTTGAAATTTTTTCAGCAAGAAGAATTTGAATGTGATGGTGTGAATTGTTTTGATAAGATGTCACCATTGTTGTTGTCCATGTTGGACATGGCAAGGGAAATGTCTGGAACACCTTTTCACATCACCAGTTCATGGCGGTCAATTGATAAGAATTTGAGTGTAGGTGGGAAACCAAATTCAGCACATTTACGTGGAAATGCAGTTGACATTGCTTGTAAGAATAGCCAAGCAAGATTTGAAATCATGGATGGTTTGATGATGTCTGGATTCAACAGAATTGGAATTGGTGATGATTTCATCCATGTTGATGTTGATGAAATTTTGCCACAAGATGTGATTTGGAAATACTAAAAACAAAGAAAGATGGACAAAAACATGATCATTGAAATTGTCATTGGATTGATGGCATTTCTGAAGGTAGTCTTCAACTATGTTGAAAGCACAAAAGCAGTCAAAATATTTGGAAGGATTGATGACATCATCAACTTCTTTGTTAAAGACAAGGTGAAGGATGTTGAAGAATAGCATCATCAAAAACATCATTTCTATTATTCCAGATTTGTTGAAGGATAAGAACAAGAAATGGTCTGCAAAAAGAACAATTAGTGGTGTGCTTGTTTATGTAATTGCTGAACATCTTCAAACACATGAATTGTCATGGATGATCATTGTGTTCACACTGGTTTCACTTTTACCAATATGCCTATCATTCTTTGAGAACAAATCATGTCAATGTAAGTGATGCCAAAATATTAATTTTGTAAACTTATTCAATGCAATACAGACCAAGATGGATTGAATCAATAAGACCATACATTGAACAACTGCGAAGACTTCCAAAAAGTCAGCAGATTCATTTGCTGAAAGTCATGTTGACTTCTGACAAGATTGAAACATCTGAAAACAAGAAGCATTTAAACATTGTTTCAAAATCCAGTTCAAGGATCAAGACACTGGATCAACTTCTTGAAGTGGCTGAAGTAGATCATGAAATGTTTCATGTTCACAAATACGACATCAACAAGTGGGAGGTTTCTGCACAAATAGATGGCAGAATGGTCACTGAAGAACTATTTCAAGTCAAAGCATCACTTGTAAGAAATAAAGACTTACAGACACGAAAAAGAATACTTGATGACTTACATCAAGACTTCATCAATCACACACCAAAAGCAATCAAAAGGACTTCCAGTGGTGGTGATTATATGCTTGAAGTGAACATCTTTGATTTGCACTTTGGGAAATTGTGTTGGAATGGTGAAACTGGTGAAGATTATGACACCAAGATTGCATCAAAAAGATTCCATCAAGCAATTGATGATCTGATCACAAAGTCACAACACTATAAATTGAAAAAGATATTGTTTCCAATAGGAAATGACTTCTTCAATTCTGATGGAAAAGAAAATCAGACTTCCAACAACACACCACAAGATGAAGATCTTCGCTGGATGAAGACATTCAGAAATGGAAGAAAGTTGATGGTTGAAGGAATTGAAAAGCTGATGCAAGTTGCAGATGTTGAAGTGGTAATTGTGCAAGGAAACCATGACTTTGAAAGATCATACTATCTCGGTGATTCACTTGAAGCATGGTTCAGAAACAACAAGAATGTCACCATCAACAATGAAGCAACACCAAGAAAGTATGTGCAGTTTGGACAAAACTTGATTGGATTAACACATGGAAACAATGAAAAGACTTCTGATCTTCCTTTGCTTATGGCATCAGAAAAGAAGAAGATGTGGTCTGATACCAAGTTTCATGAATGGCATCTGGGACATCTGCATCACAAGAAGCAATTCCAGTTTCAGTCAGTAGCTGAACAGAAAGGATGCACCATCAGATTCATGAGATCATTATCTGGAACTGATGCATGGCACAATCTGAAAGGATATGTTCAGAACATTCAATCTGCTGAATCATTTATCTGGCATAAAACTGAAGGACTGGTGTGTCATCAATTTTTTAATATATAGAAATATGAACTTTGCAATTGAAATTGAATTTGTGAAAGGTCTGATGATAGGTGTCAGACACTTTGATCCAGAAGAAGAAGCACCATACTATGAAGTGCAAGTGTTTCTTTTGATGCTTAGATTGAATTTCTACTTCATACCTTCAGAAGAAGAAGAAGAAGAATAAGAAGAATAAACATCTTATCTGGTAAAAAATTTGAACATCATTGTCAAATAATTTGGACAGTGTGATGGAATTGCTATCTTTACACCATGCGAAGCGTATGTCTTTGCACCAAATTAACTAAACAACTAAAAACCAATACGTTATGAAAACTTTAACTGAAACTGCAAAAGAAACTATTGAAATAATCAAACGCCGTATGGAGTTCATGGAGACACAAAAAGAAATAGATAGTGCAGTTAAGATGATAAACGGAATAAGAAGATTAACGGGAATTATTAACTAAACAAATCAAAGGGGGGTGCAGAATGCACCTTCCATTTAACCAATAAACCAAGCCAAAATGTCACACGTAATTTCAAAAGCACAAGAGAAAAGAAACAAAGACAAGTTCAACATGTTATCAGACAGAATGCAATCAAGATTGGTTGACTTCAAGAATACATACATTGGTGACTTTGTAAGGTATGAAGAACACCAGATTGAAAGAATTGCAAATGCCTTCAAAGGTTCAGACATGGAAGTTGTCAAGAAGAAGAATGTTGTTGGAAGGTCAATTAAAGATGTAAGAAAAGAAGGTGTCTTTTCATCTGTTGAATTAAGTTTATTTTATTGTGCAAAGCACAATTCTTGCTATGGATATGATGACAGAATCACAGACATTCAAATTGGTTCAGTTGAAAGAGCGCAAAGAAAACTGGAACTGATTGAATTGCAAAAGGTTGAATTCTATTCAGAAGCATTGAAGTCATATGACACCAAGTTCAAGAAGTTGATTGATGGAATGATGAAGCATGACTTTGATAGAAACATGGANATTGAAGATGTGAATCAACAAGGTGGTCACTTTGAAATCTTGGTCTACAATCCAACCAAATACACAAGTGATGAACAAGAAAGAATTGAATTGTCTGAATTCTTTTATCATGCAAGAATCATTTATGCTTGTGGTCACATTGTAAGACCACATTTTAGATTCATCACAACAACCAGAAAGACTTATATATCCAAGTAGTATCAATCAAGGGGGGTGCAAAATGCACCTTCCATTTAACTTAAACAAAAACAATCATGTCAAATTTAACTACAATAGTTTGTGACCTTCATGCAATGGCAAGTGAAACATCCGATCCAAAAACAAGAAATCAACTATTGACATTGTGGCTTAATGTTGGAAGAATCAAAAGAGCAGAAGAAGTGATTCGTGTTGGTGGTATTCATTTACCAGAAACAATTGAAAATTCACATCAAGAACTTAGCAAGTTATCAAGTGCAAAGACTTTGTGTGAAAATCTGATTCTTGATGTTTAGAAAATGCATCATCAAATCAGTGCTAATTGAAGCACAAAAGAAGAAGGTGTCTTTGGCAGTTGTCCAAAGGTATCTTTCAATCTATTATGGAATTAACGCATCAATGTCTGTACTTATCAGAAGAAAGGCATGGATAAAAATCACAAACCAATGATCAGAAATTTTGAAGAAGAAACTTGCAATCTGTCTAAAGATGAATTGAAGATTTCACAATCAGTCATGAAAGGGCTTAAGAAGTATGTTGGAAGGTCAAATGCTATTGCTGG